ATTGGGATATAGTAATGATAAGATGCAAATCGGTGTAAGTGCCCAAGAAGTGCAGGAAGTATTACCTGAAGCTGTGGCATCTGCTCCCATTGATGATAAATATTTGACGGTAAAGTATGAAAAACTTGTTCCTCTTTTGATTGAAGCTATCAAGGAATTACAAGCTGAAGTTGCTGAATTGAAAAAGCAAAGATAATAGGAGTACGTCATGGGGTTACTACCAGCAACTGGTTCCGCTATAACGATGGGCCGTGTGCGTAATGCATACGGCCTATCAGGAGCAGCTCGATTACGTGCTGACTTGGCACAGGCGGTTAATAACAATCCTGTAGGTACTGCACCAAACATTAATCTATCAGGTCAAGTACGCCTATCTATTGATTTTGGTGGAAGAACCACGCCTTTCAACTACTAATATACATATTGACAAATAGATATTAACATATTATATTTTTACTATTCTTTTTGTGGAGTGAAACATGAGTACAATTACATTTGAACAATTATTAGATGTCATCAACGAAAACCCATCGGAATATGAAGAACGATATGTCCGATGGGTTACCGTTGCCCATGATAAAAAGAAGTTAACTGAACTTCTGTATGAATTGAAATATCTAAAGGAAGAAAACAAGTGGCCTGAAAGAATACAACTACTTGAAGAAATTCTTGAAGAAACAGGGCATGAACATTGCTACAATCTTTTGGTGAATGAGCCACAAACCGCTCGTTTCGCTTTGATTGAAAAATTTGCTCGTCAAGCCGCCATGGAAGTATTAATTTTTGACCGATATGGTATTGAAACATTAAATATCATCACACAACTCCCACTTGCTGATTATCAATTGGTGGTGAAGCGAGTTTATGAAATTGTCACGATGATTCGTGACATCACAACATCCACTACATCATTGGCACAAGGATTGGCGGGTGTATGAAGAAGAACATTTATGGTTTGAGTGCATGGAGATTTCAACCCACGAAATTGGCAATTCTTGTTCCATGTCGAGAAAATATGTACAGTTTATTCGCATCATCACTTGTTGAATTAGTGAAAACAACAACGATGGTGGGTATTGATGTGCATGTACTTTATAATCAAAGTACTATTCTATTAACCCAACGAGAAAAGTTGGCACAACAAGCACTTGAAATTAACGCTGATTATGCCCTATGGCTAGATTCTGACATGTTATTTCCCAGCAGTGCAGCATTACGATTAATGGGACACAATAAGGATGTTGTCTGTTCCAACTACATGAAACGTTCTGTTCCTTTACAGACAGTTGCCTATCCTGAACGAGGTGACTGGGACAATTGGTTGCCATTGGAATATGACCAAGAATTACAAGAAGTTGAGGGGGTTGGCATGGGGTGTGTCATGATGAAAACCGAAGTGTTAACAAAAATTCAACCTCCCTATTTTGCTTTTGAGTATAAAGATAAAGAATGGCATGGTGAAGATTTCTACTTCCAAAAGAAATTACGCGATGCGGGATATAAGATTTGGGTGGACATGAATCTCAGCCGCCAAGTACGTCATGTAGGACAATGGGCGTTTGGTCCATCCATTGATGTGAATGACGAAAAGATTGTTAAAAAACATAAAGCTAAAATGAAGAAGGAGTCATAATATGTTGAAAGGTGAAAGTTGGTTAGCCCATAGTGATTTGTTCACGAAATATTGGATTGTTGAAACAAAGCCATGGGTTCGTTCTCTTGGCTGGTTCACTGATTTTGAACAGACAGTCCGAGATTCTAAAGGGTGGGCTCAGGCGGGTGAAAAGGAACTCACCATTTATGAATACATCAATGTGTTGGAAGAAAAAGGCTCAGAGAGAAAAATTTATCAGCATGCCAATGGCAAGTGGCAACACATTTCAGCTCCTTTAGTATTCGTTGTTCGAAAAAATGATGAACTTGTATTCATTGCAGGTTGGGCAGGAGACCCCAAAACTATCAGAGAATATCAATCTCAAAGTGTGGATCCATGGGACTGGCCGGAAAAGATTATTGTTGATGTCAATCCTCTAGCAGCAATTCACACATTGAAATTTAATCGCACAGAAAATTTAGAAACTCCTGTATTTTTTGCCAGTAACGGCGAAACAAATGCAGATGAGAATTGGGAACACCTTGTTAAAATGTGTCCGCGAGCTGTCCGTATTGATGGAATTAACGGTCGTAGAAAAATGTTTTTACGCTGTGTGGATTTATCAGAAGGGGCATCCCACTTCTTTGTAGTCACAGGAAAAAACAAATTAACTGACAAAACAATTTTTGATTATCCAGTAAAAGATGCACCGCGGGCACATCTCGTATTTAATGCTAAAAATATGAGTAATCGTCTAGAATATGGACACATGGGTGTCGTGGCATATAATACCGATTTGGTTCTTAGCACCCCTGAAAACTTTGGTCTGGACTTCACCTCATATAGTCCCATTCATACAGTGCCGCGAACCGTATCAGAAGCCACATTTGCCACTAGTCCATTTGAGGCTTGGCGAACAGCATTCCGTGAGTGTGTGAAACTCACGTTACGAAATTCAATAAATGACCAACATTGGTTGGCACGTTGGATGGCGTTTGCCGAGGGAGTTCATAGTAATTGGGTACTTATTGGTGCAAAAGAAGGGCATGAATTTGCTCTACGATATAAAGATTCCCCCGATGAATTACGGAACACTGTTGATTGGAATTGGCTTGATAATCACTTCAAAACAACGCACACATAATCAATTCTTATAAATAGTTATTGTACTCATATCAATAGTTGAGGAAGATTATGACAGCAATAACCACACGACAACAATTAAAAGATTATTGTTTGCGTCGTTTAGGGTATCCCGTCATTGAAATCAATGTAGATGACGACCAAATAGAAGATAGAATTCAAGATGCCATTGACTTCTTTCATGAGTATCATTTCGATGGGGTGGAACGTGTTTATTTCACCCCAAAAATCACTTTATCTGAACTCTTTCTTTCAGGTATTTTAGGTGAAAATTTTGAGATAGGTGAGACCGTAGAAGGGGCAACATCAGAAGCCATAGGTGTTGTTGTTAGAAAATCACCTGGTATTTTAGTTATTAAAGGAGATGATCCTTTAAGACCTTTCGTTGCTAGTGAAGTTATTACAGGTTCCAATTCAGGATTTTCAACTACACTTCGAAACACGAATCCATATTTTGCAGGAACATTTGCAAAAAAATATTTTGATGTAGCGGACCCGGTCACAGGTGTTATCCGCGTTTTCCCATTGGGGTCAGCAGGATCAAGTTCAGCAGGCACCACAAATATTTTCAATGTTGTATATCAATTCAGATTGAATGACATGTATAATTTGTTGTCATCTGATGTTACATATTACAATCAAGTGAAAATGCACTTACAATTACTTGATGATATGTTTGCGGGTAATAGAACTATTCGTTTCAATAGAAAAATGAATCGTTTGTATATTGATGTAAATTGGGAAGAAACTTTCTCTGAGGGTGATTATGTGGCAGTTGAGGCTTTTGTGATGGTTGAACCAGAAACATTCACAGAAGTATATAATGATATGTTTTTAAAGAGATATGCCACAGCCCTTATCAAACGTCAATGGGGTACAAACTTAAAGAAGTTCCAAGGTATGCAACTTCCGGGCGGCGTTCAAATGGATGGACAACGTATGTTCGAAGAATCCATGGAAGAAATTCGTCAAATCGAAATAGAAATGCAAAGTCGTTACGAACTTCCTGTTGACTTTATGGTGGGATAATGCCAACCAATTTTTATTTTCAAAGCGGTAACACCTCGGGAGTTACCAATGAACAGCGACTCTTGGAAGATTTAATCATTGAAAGCATCAAGATTTATGGTCATGATGTATACTATCTTCCTCGTTCATCAGGTAATCAAGATAATGTATTGGGAGAAGATGTATTAAGTCGCTTTGATACTGCCATTCCATTAGAAATGTATTTGGCAAACATTCAAGGATGGGACGGCAATGGTGAACTATTCACAAAGTTTGGTATCAATGTAAATGACCAAGCCACATTCGTTGTTTCAAAACGTAGATGGGAAGATAGTGTAGGAGCCAGTCCCCCGGAATTACTACAACTCCCATCTCGTCCCGCTGAAGGAGATTTAATTTATCTCCCGAAAACTAACAGTATGTTTGAAATTAAGTTCGTGCAACACCTTGATCCATTCTATCAATTAGGCAAATTTTACATTTACAGTATGAGTTGTGAATTGTATCAATATAGTTCAGAAGTGTTTTCAACAGGTGTTGCAGAAATTGATGTCACAGTTGACACCATTACACAAGATGCCTATGAATATGAAGTGTTAACTCAAACAGGCGGCAGGTTGTTAACACAAGCAGGATTCTCAATTATCAAACAAGATTTCAAAACAATTGATAATGTACCGTTTTCTGATACAGAATTTTTCGAATCTGAAGGCAGCGACATTCTTGATTTTTCTGAAGTTAATCCATTTGGTGAATACTAATGTTTAATAATCGTCACTTCTATCATCAACATATACGTAAGGCTATTATTGCTTTTGGTACGTTGTTTAATAACATCACATTACGTAGAATAAACGCCGAAGGTGAAGTTGCACAAAGTTTGTTTGTGCCATTAAGTTATGCCCCAAAGCAAAAGTTCAATTATGATGCATCTAGAAAATTAGCTGTTACACAAAATGTTCGTTCAGTTGATACAACAGGTACAACAAATACGGGTGTTCGCTATTCATATATTTCTACCCCATATAACATGGGGATTAGTTTAAGTGTGTTTGCAAAAAATCAAGATGATGGATTACAAATTGTGGAACAAATTCTCCCCTATTTCAATCCTGATTTCAATGTCACAATTAATGAAATTCCTGAACTGGGCGTGAAACGTGACTTACAAATTGTACTGGATAACATCAGTTATCAAGATGAGTGGGAGGGAGGATTTGATAAGCGGTTGAGTGTAATTTGGGATTTGAACTTTACAATTAAAATGAACTTCTTTGGGTATGTGCAAGATGCCAATCTCATCAAGAAAACAATACAAAACATATATACAGATTATGGATTGTTTGAAGGACAACCTCCTACAAATACTCAGGTTGGTAGAAGAATCACAACTACCACAGACCCAGAAAATGCAACACCTATAGATAATTATACATTCGTACAAGAATTTGATGACATTTTTTCGAGTGAAATATGAGCTTTGATAAGTTAGATGAAAAATTTCAAGTTGTTTCAACGACAGTAGACGAGGTGGAAGAAAAGACATCTCCTGTAATAGAAGATGATGCCCAACACGCCCGTGAAACATTGAGAAATTTAATTGATAAGGGGAATGAAGCCATTGACGGTATCTTACATATTGCAAAAAACAGTGACCATCCCCGAGCATATGAAGTTGCAGGACAACTCATTAAGACTGTTTCTGATACTGCCAAGGATTTACTTGAAGTTCAAAAGCGGAAAAAAGAATTGGAAAAAACAGATAAACCAAAAATACAGACACAAAACAATTTGTTCGTTGGTTCAACTCATGAGTTATTGAAAGCCATGAAGAAAGTCAATGAACCCATTACAATACAGGATGTAAATGATTGAAGAAAACAATTCGTACCATGGCAATCCTAACTTAAAACCTGTTGGTCATCAACACCAGTTCACACCAGAAGAAATTCAGGAATTTGTGAAGTGTCAAGAGGATCCAATTTATTTCATTGAGAATTATTGTCACATTGTTACACTTGACCATGGATTACAACTTTTCAAACTGTACGGTTGTCAGAAAACGAAAGTTAATGTTATTCTGAATAATCGTAAAGTGGTACTTATGGAAGGGCGTCAGCAAGGAAAAACTATCACGGCTGCCGCATGTATCCTATGGTATACATTATTTCAAGAGAGTAAAACTGTAGCAATTCTAGCCAATAAAGGTAGTGCTGCGCGTGAAGTATTAGACCGTTATCAAATCATGTATGAACATCTTCCCATCTGGATGCAACAAGGAGTTCGTACTTGGAACAAAGGTAACGTTGAGTTGGAAAATGGAAGTAAGGTGTTTACTGCTGCCACAACAGGATCCGGTATTCGTGGTAAGTCTGTTAACTGGCTGTATATTGACGAAGCTGCCATTATCCCGAACAACATTGCAGAACAATTCTTTGCGTCTGTATATCCGACAATTTCTGCCGGTACAACAACCAAGATTCTGCTAACATCCACCCCATTAGGTTACAACCATTTTTGGAAATTCTGGAACGAAGCTGAAAAGGGTAAAAACGGGTTCGTTCATCACTTTATTCCATATTGGGAAATTCCGGGTCGTGATGAAGCCTGGGCAGAAGAACAAAGAAAGACGTTGGGTGATGTGAAATTCAATCAAGAAGTACTATGTCAGTTTTTGGGTTCTACAAACACGTTGATTAATGGCGCAACACTGGCATATATGAGTAGTATGGATCCTGTGTTTTACAATGAAATGGGGTTGTCCATTTATACTGAACCCAGCAAAGATAGAATGTATGTCATTTGTGTTGACGTTGCCCGAGGTGTGGGAGGAGATTATTCGGCATTCACCATTGTTGATGTCACTGAGATGCCGTATAAACTTGTAGGTAAGTTTAAAAACAATACCATTTCTCCCATGTTGTTCCCAGATGTCATTGTGAAAGCTGCACGAGATTACAATAATGCATATATACTTGTAGAAACAAATGACATTGGCGGACAAATTGCAGACATTCTACATATTGAACATGAATATGAAAATATGCTCTGTACAATACAAGAAAACAAACAAACCTACATTAGTCCAGGATTTCCCAAAT